TGGCTTTAAGTCACTTTTAGGTGGATTAAAAGATAGTACGTTATCAATGGACGGTTTTTATGAAGCCGGGGCAAATCTACCAGACGCATTATTAGGTGCTAGTGTAGGCAACGAATTGGTCGTTACAACCATACCAGACGCAGGTGTAGGCAATACAGCTTACTTTATGAAGTCAACATTATTTAGTTATCAAATGTTTGGTACAGTAGGCGAGTTAGCACCATTTACAATATCTAAATCACAATCATCAGATATTGTTGTAAGAGGAACAGTTGCATTAGACAGCGATTTGACAGCAACAGGCAATAGTGCAGCATATCAATTAGGTGCTTTATCATCAGCTGAAAAAGCATACGTAGCTATACATTGTTATAGCGTAAGTGGTACATCAACACCAACAATTACTTTTAAATTACAATCAGATGACAACGGAAGTTTTACAAGTCCAACAGATCGTATAACCTTTAGCAACATAACAGCAATCGGTTCAGATTTTCAAAGTGTTGCAGGTGCAGTTACTGATGACTATTGGCGACTAAATTACACAATATCTGGAACTAATCCTAGTTTCGGTATTCACGCAACAATCGGCATAGAATAACAAACAAGACTACAATTCATTTATAATATATACAATTAACTTTGAAAGGAGTACACATTGGCAAAATTTGTTTTAACAGACGCTAGTGTTACATTAAACAGCGTGGACTTATCAGACCACGTAGCAAGTGTTACATTAGATATTACAGCTGATGAAATTATGACTACTGCAATGGGGGACACGTTCCAATCCAGAACAGGTGGTTTAAAATCTGGAACTTTATCAATAGATTTTCAGCAAGATTTCGCAGCTTCCGAAGTGGACGCAACATTGTTCCCATTACTTGGTAGTACAACAGCATTTGTTGTTAAACCAACAAGCGGATCAGTTAGTGCAACTAACCCTAGTTATTCTGGTACTGTGCTTGTAAACCAACACATACCGATTGCTAACGCAGTAGGCGAACTAGCGACTATGTCCGTTTCGTTCCCGACTTCTGGAACAATTACAAGAGCAACTTCCTAATGGGTAATATGATCGTCATTATGAATGACGGCACAAAGTTAGAAGTCAAAATAAAACCCGGCGATATAGTCAAATTTGAAAGAAAGTTTGACGTACCCGTATCTAAGTTACAAGAAGAACAACGATACGAGTGGTTATTATATTTGGCGTGGCTTGGTGCTAAACGTAATGGCGTTACAGATGATTACGATACTTGGATAGATCAAGTAGATGATTTAGATATATCCGGGGCAAGTGATAACCCAAAAGTATAACTGGATTTATAGACCTTATAGCTTTAATTAGTTTAGAAGTAGGTATAAGTCCAAATGAGGTTTTAGAACTTGATATGGATATGTTTGACGCATTGTTAAAGGTTATAAACAAAAAGTACGATAATTAATATGGCTAGAACAGCAAAATTTACAGATATAGCTATTGATAATAGCGAAATTATTAAATTGAAAAAAGATTTAGCACGATATGGTCAAAAAGACGTACTTAAAGTTTTATCTAAGTTTCATAGAGAAATAGCAAAAGAACAATTATCAGACATAAGACCTTTAGCACGTAAACAACCAGTACCATTAGCTAATAAGTCAGCAATGGGTTTTACAGCTAGTGGTACTAGAACAGAAGCAAAGGTTAATGTCAAAACCAGTACACGTTATCCAACAGCAATATCACTAGAACGTGGTCGTAGATTTCAATATGTACCAGTTCGTGGAAGTGGTAAGACTAGAGCAATATCAGCACAACAAGTTGGTAATTTAAAATATTCAAGACCGGGTGCTAAGTTCCCATATAGAAAATGGACTGGTAGCCAAAGAGATCAAGGCGATAGTACATTTTATAAAGCAGGTAAAAGTGGTTATGTTGCAGGTAAAACTATACAACGTAATCAAAACGATATTATGCAGACATACAGCGATAGAATGTTTGACGCATTAGTAAAGGCAATTAAGTAATGGCAAGAGAACAAAAAATATCAATAGCAATTATTGGTAAGACAAAAGCATTTACTGATGACCTAACGAAAGTACAAAAGCGTTTACAAGGTCTAGGTAGTTTTGCAGGTAAAGCAGGTAAAGCTATTGGTACGGGTTTAGGTATTGCAACAGTAGCTGGTGCAGCTTTAGGTAAAGAATTAGTAGATTTAGGTTCAGACGCTAACGAAGCACGATCTGCATTTGAAACTACATTTGGCGAAGCAATGCCAAAACTATCTGGTTTCGTTGATGAGTTTGCAAATAAAGCAGGTTTAGCAGCATTTGAATTAGAGGGATTACTTACACAATCTGGTGCAGTTTTACAGGGTATTGAATTTACAGCAGACGGATCAGCAGATTTATCACAAAAACTAGCAGCACTTGCCGGGGACGTAGCTTCATTTAGTAACGTACAAGGTGGTGCAGAACCAGTTATGCAAGCATTTACCAAAGCGTTATTAGGCGAAAGAGAGAGTTTGAAAACCTACGGTATCGCCATAATGGAAGCAGACGTACAACAACAAGCATTTATTATGACTGGTAAAACGTCAGCTAGTGAATTAACTAAACAAGAAAAAGCATTAGCAACGTATGAATTATTATTACAAAAAACAACAGTACAGCAAGGCGACTTAAATAGAACGCAAGAAAGTTTTGCTAACAGATCAAGGGAAGCTAAAGCAAAACTTAAAGAACTAAAAGTTACTATGGGTGCAGAATTGTTACCTATTGCTGAACAGTTGTTACCAGTAGTAATGGATTTAGTGCAAGAGATCGGCCCGGAACTTGTTGACGCTGTTAAAGCAGTAGCACCGTTTTTAAGTTCAATAGGTCAATTATTTGCTGCAATTTTGCCACCAATTATAAGTATTGTAACAGTATTACTTAATTTATTAGCACCAGCATTTCAAAAATTTACAGAAATTGCAGATAAATTTTTAAAACCATTTTTAGAAAATTTACCTAAAAATTTTGAAAATATGATTAATAGGGTTATTAACAGTATGAACAGCTTTATTAGAACAATTAATGGATTTGTTGATAAGGTTAGTGGCGTATTAGGCAAAATTGGTATAAACATTGATCTACCTAAATTACGTGAATTTGGTAATGTATCATTTGGATTAGCAGAACAAAAAGTAGCTTCACTAACAGCACCAGCAGTTAAATCCCCGGCAGATACCGTTAGTAGCTTACTTGCAGGTCAACAACAAATGCAAAAACAAGTCGGACAAGCTGTAATGAATAATACCTTTAATATAAGTGGTAATACAGGTAATCCACAAGAGGTTGCACAAAAAACAGTTGAAGCATTACGCCAATACAATAGAACTTCTGGTGCGTTAAATAGAGTTCTAACCATAGAATAATGGCAGCACCAACAGTACGTGTTCGCATTGGATTTACACCAGATACATTTACATTAGACGATCTAGTACGTGGTGTATTAGATAGTGGTAAATTAGGTGGTGCAACAACGCTTACTGATGTAACAAGTGACGTACAAAGCGTAACTATTAATCGTGGTAGATCAAGGGACTTAGATAGCTTTATTACTGGATCGTGTTCAGTACAGTTACTTAATAACGCAAGAAAATACGAAAATACTAATACATCAAGTCCGTATTACCCCGGTATTGAACCAATGATAGAAATACACGTTGACGCTACAACAGACGGTGGTAGTAACTATGAGGATTTATTTGTAGGTTTTGTAACAGATATTAACCTAACCTACCCAGACGCAAACAACTCATTTGCTAACTTTCAAGCGTCAGACGCATTTATGAAGATTGCAAATACTGAACTAATCAATGCAAGTTTTAGTTCTACTGATAGTGGTACGTTAATTGATAATATTTTAGATAACGCAAATGTAAAGTTTGGATCAAATAGAAATATTGAAACAGGCGTATCTAATATGCAAAGTTTAAGTGGTTTATCAGCTAATACATTAAGCGTCTTACAGACCGTAGAACAGTCAGAAAACGGACTATTGTTTATTGCTAGGGACGGTAAGTTAACCTTTAAATCACGTCATACAACGTTCCCTAGTACACCTAGTGCTACGTTTAGTGATGACGGTTCAGATATACCTTATTTAAAAGTAGATTACATCAACGACGATAACGAGATTTATAATATAGTTTCATTAGAACGTTTAAGTGGATCTACACAAACAGTACAAGATACAGGTAGCCAACTTAAATATTTGGTTAGATCATTGTCAAGAACTGGATTATATAACGATAGCGATACAGAGGTGGTAGCAGCTGCAAATTTTCTACTTGGTAAATATAAAGACGCTTTAATACGTTTTGATAACTTACAAGTTGATTTAACCGAAGCTAGTGTAACTAATCAAAACAAAGTATTAGCTAGAGATGTAGGCGACGTAGTAAAAGTAGAGTTAACACCACCCGGTAGTGGATCGCCAAGCCAAATAACATCATTAGAAATCATTGATAGTGTTTCATATAGTATTACACCAGATATATTTAGTAGTACGTATCAACTATCAAATGCAGATGTACAGGCATTTTTTAGACTAGA